ACGCTCGTGATCGCGCCGGCGATATCCCTGGACAGATCCAGGCAGGCCTCCGCCCAGGCGTTAGATACCGCTTTCGCTCCCTTGGCCTGCTCGAGGACGAGCTTGTTCGAGTAATCGGCAAACATCCGCACGACCTCGGCGGCGTCCTCGAAGCCCGTTTTCAGCTCCTCCGTGCATTCGGTCATACGCGGAAGTTTGTCCTCGGAATGATCGAGCTCGAGCTTTCCCAGGCGCTCGAGCTGCTCCGCCATAGTCTTCTGCTGCGCGATGAGTTCGTTTCCGGGCTTCAGGAGTTTTTCCGTCGCCTCTTTCGCCCGATTTTTCGCGTCAGCCAGAGCTCGAATTTTCGTCGCCGAATATTCCACCGGCTTGATTGTCCCGGTGATCTGGGTCCGAAGATCTTTGATCTTTTTTCCGAGGGCTTCGATTTGCCCCGGCGTGGCCTCGGCCGACCCCCTCAGTTTCCGGAGCGCCTCCTCGGCATCACCCAACTCTTTGGTCAAGGTCGCTTTCGTCTTGAGCCCGAATTTCTCGAAGATCCAGGTCAGGTCTTCCGTGGCTTTGCCGGCGCCCTTGGTTATGCCGATGAACTCGGCGGCCGTGTAGATCCAGTTGACGATAGTGTCGCGGTTCTTGTTCAGAAGGTCATCGGTCGCCTTGGTCTTAGCCTTGAACTCCTCCCACGCCGCGCTGCCCTTTTGCAACGCCCGCCACATCTCTTCCTGCGACGGCCTGAGGACGTTCAGAGTGCCAGAGAAATCCTTGATTTCGGCAATGCATTCCCGGGCTCGATCCTTAAACGCGGCCGTCTGGCCGGTCAGGAGCTCGAGGAGGGACGTCGCCCCCTTCATTGCCCCCTGTAATATGCCTGTTCCGAGGATCGCCTCCCCGAACGTCTGCTTGATATTCTTCCACTCGATATCGAGCTTTTTTGTTTGCCCGATAAACGTCTCGGTGCCAGCTACTGCCTGCTGATAGGCTGTCTCCAGCTCTCTCAGCAGGATCGCATGTTTTTCTTCTTCGGTTTTCGCGTTCTTGATCGCGGGGATCAGCTGGCCGAGGGCGCGATAATTCCCGGCCATGCCACGAGCGACGGCTTCCGCCGCTGTCTGCAGGTCCATGTCGAATACATAGGCCAAGCCGAGGGCTCCGCGGGTTGCCGCCTTCAGCCCCTGTTCATCAAGGTCTGTCATCCTCATGAGCAGGGCCTGGACACGCAGAATCTCGTCATCCTCGGCCAGGCCGAGGGCTTCAAGCTGGTCCGCGTACGCCTCGAGTCGGACCGGCATCCCGGAGATAGCCCGACCCGAGAGCTCGAATGCGACGTTCAGGTTTCGCTGCGCCTGTTCATATTTTGCGGCCTCACCGATAGAGTCCCGCATGAAATCGACGACGGCCCGGCCCGCCCGCTGAAACAACCCGGCCGCGATCACGCCGGCGGCGATCTGGGCCACCAGGGACTGTTGCCCCTTCTCCGCAGAGTCTGTTTCTTTGGTTAGGCCCGCGAGTTCGCCCTTAAGATCCCGGGTGGTATCCTGGAGTTCTCTCTCCTGTTCGCTTGTCCGCTGTCCCTGTTCCCGGAACGCCTGCAGGGAAGATTCGGCGGGGCGAAGCTTGGCCTCTAGCTCGGATTTCAGGGACACGCCCAAGGCCTTCGCCTGATCGGCCATGTCCTTAATGGCGACGCCGGCCTTGTCGACCTCCGAACCGAGAGTGTTGGCCCGGGCCTGGGTAGCAGCCAGGCCCTTCTCGACGTCTTGAAGGGCCTGGTCCGAGCCGTGCTTCTGAACAAAAATATCAATGTTTGCGGTTGACATCTCTCTTTGCCTCGGCCTTGCGTCTCGCGACCCTCACGAGCGCCGAATAGATCAAGCTCGCCTTCCGAACAAAGAGCTCTTTTTCGCCGATGGGAAACGCGATCTCATCGACCAGCCCAGAAATCAGCCCCGCCTCGAGTGTGAACGCCGTGACGTGCTCTAGGGTCCATTCCCACGCCGCCACATCGTGTTCTCCCAGGGGCGGAGGGTTTTGGCATAGGGCTTCCCCTTCGCCTATCTCCGTCCAGTCCGTGGACCCGTTGTAGTCCTCGTACCAGAGGAGATAGGCTCTCAGTTTTTTAAGTAGTTCTCCGGGTTGTTCGCGAAATCGATGATCCCGCCAAACAGCCATCGCGGAGATTTTTTCTTTTTGTCCTTGACCGGCTTATCGCCGCCAAGTTCGATTGACTCATCTCCGTCTTCATCCGGCTTGTCTTCAGCGCCCGCCGCCTCGAGGTCGAGATCCTCCCACAACAGCGCATTCAGGAATTGGCTCTTATTGTCGTCGTTGCACGCGATCGGCACCTCGCTGCCTGGAAGGCAGAGGTCCCAGTCCTCCACGAGCTGAGCCGCCAGAGCCGCCTGGCGGTCGAACATCTCGTAGAGCGTTTCGTCGGACAAGAGCACGCTGCGGCCGTTTGCCTTCCCATAAACGATTTGTGCGAGGTCCCGTTTGTAGACGGGCTTGATTTTCAACTTGATGACCGGAGGGGAGAGCAGCTTTGTCCGGAGATGGAACTCCGTCCATGTTGCCGCGCTCGGGAATCGTAATTTGGACATACATATCTCCTTCCGCGCCCCGCCCAGGGGCGCTCGTCATGGCCGCTTACGCCAGGTAATCCGTCGCCCGCGTGTTCACCAATTCAAGGTAAGGGCGACAATCGTCCATGCCCGTCGGGTTGGTGCCCGCCGCCTCAATTGCCAGGTCGAGCGTCACCGGAATCGTGTCGTCCAGGGGTGCGCTGTAATTGATGATCCTCGCCTGGGGGAAGACGAATCTGAGCTCGAAATGATAGGTGGTTTCGATAACCGCTCCGAGGAAAGAAATGCTCAGTTTTTGAAGCGTTTCGCCCGTGAACTTTGAAAAAAACGCTTGGTTCGTAGCGTTGGCCCGGGCAAATTCAAGCTTCAGTGTTCCCGTGGGATGGGGCCCGTCCAGGGGCTCGATGATTGTCGGGGATCCCCCGACGATCTTTGCGTCCGAAGACCGCTCGAGGTCGCCGGAGATGTTCGCCAGCTCGAGCGCCGTCTCCGTGGCCAGATCTCCCCCCGCCTGATCATTCATTTTCACCGAGATCTGCTTGAAGGAAATCCGATTCTTCCGGTCCGCGTAGGTCAGCGCATCGACCTGGGTAGCCTGGTTGACGAGGCTGTTGTCGATGAGGTTATTCCCGCGGAGGCCGATGCTGCCCTTGAGCAGCCCTTCCTCGACGCTGAAGCTGAACTTGTACGGTTTGGCGGACGGAACTTCCAAGATCTTTCCCGGCCGTTCGACGACGAAGGTTGAAAAATGACCCGAGTTCGAGTCCGCCCACTTGATGGTGTGCTTATAGGCCGACGTGGTGCCCTGCTTCGTCGGCGTGCCAGCCGTGCCGAACAGCTGGGCCAACAAGGTGCCGATCGCGCCGGGGTTATAGCGCATGGTGAAGGACGGCGAAAAATCGACCGGCTCCACCGCCCCCAGATCTCCGGTCTCGACGAACGGGGTGTCGAGCTCTTTGGCCGGGAGGTAGGGCTGTTTACGCTCGGGCCCTCCGTCGCTCTCGAGGAGCAGGCCGTCGCTCGCTCCGACTGCGACGGCGGTTCCCCACGTCGCTCCCTTCTTGGCTCCCGCGGCCATCAGCCGCTTCAGGGGAATGTTCGGCGTCGTCATAATTTACCTCCGTTTTCGCGGGGCATTTTCCTGGCCGCCGCGTTCGCTTCTGTCCGGGGAGCGTCCTCATCCAGGAACTGGGCCGCTCCCGTCCTGACCCATTCCTCCACTACCGCCGGCGGAAAATCCGCGACGCTGTACACCTCCCCTGTTCTCAGGGAGGGCCCTCTCCGCGGAATTCCATTCAACCCCAGCCATTTGAATTTCTTTTTCACTTCGACCTCCTAAAAGTCCCGCAGGTAATTCGCACTGAATACCAGTCGGGAAACTAAATACTCGCCCTTGAACCGGTGAACCGTCGCCTCTCCCTCCAGCCTGAGCAGGGGGTCGCATGACAACCCGCTGATAGAAGACGCGCTGATGAGATCCGCCTCGATCGTCTCTCTGTCGCTGAGCGCCGATTTCCACGCCGCCCGCGGATTCCTGAGCGTCTTGTAGGCGATGTAGATATCGATGGCCTCAATAGGATTCCCGACGCCGCCGAGGTGGTAATCGTTCCTCATGAGCCGGGTCTCGATGCGGAAAGCTTTGTCGATGATCGAGGAGGGGACCGCATCAAAGCTGAAGGCCTCATCTGTCGGCGTGTATCCGAGCGCCACTAGCCGCGCTTCGATGGCCCCGATGATGTCCCCGATTGCGCTCATTGCCGTTTCCGCCATTTCTCCCAGGCCCTCGCAAGATCCGGGACGGCTTTCACTAGAAACGGCCCTGTCCGGCCGCAAATGTCCGAAAACTCTTCATGGGGCAGTATCAGGACTATGGAATTCAGGTCTCCTCCGAAATCGTCTTCCGGCGAGTATCTCGTGCGGATCCGTGCCGCGCATAGCTCGAACGCCTCGTGCAGCAGGACCGAGACGACCTTGCCCCAGTCGTCGTATTCGGCGCCAACCTTGATTCGGGCGATCTGGCCGGTCTCCGGGATGAGATAGAATTCCCCTCCCGTGCCTTCACGGAGAACAACCTGGACCGACTCAGCCCCGAGCTCATAGACGCCGACAATCTGCTGCCGCATGTTTACCGGAGGAAGGTCGGCTGTGAGAACGCGACCTTCTTTTCCTCGTCATCGATCGTTCCGCTTTCGTCCTCGTCGTATTTCACGATCAGGCTGGCCAGGGCGTCTTTGTACTTGGCCTCGTGCTTCTGGTATCGAGACCACCAGATGTCATCCGGCGCTTTGGCAAAATCGAAACAGACCAGCTCGAACGTCTTGACGATGACGAGCTCTCTGACTTGGGCGCCGTCGATTAGCATCGTCGGCCGTCGGCCTTTGTTCTTGATGTCCCGCTTGACCAGGCGGAAGGCCTCCTGGATCTGGACGTCGAAATTGCTCTGCGTGGACCAGATCTCCGAGGCCAGCAGCGGGGCATAGGCTTTCAGGTCCGTGTCGACGACGTTCGGCCGGAGGGCGTTGAGAACGACGTCGAAAAAGAAAACCGCTTTGCACGGGCCGCCGGCCAGCACATAGGTGACCTCGAGGATAGCGTTCTCCTGAAGATCCTCGGTATGAGTCGAAGCCAGGGTGTAGGACATCGTCCCGCTGCCGGCGGCGATCGCCATGTCTTCGTCGGTCACGACCTCGGACCCGCTCGAGTCTTTAACCGTGAGTTTGGCCGAGGAGGGGACCGCCTGGGTCCCCCCCTCGTACACTTTGATTTCGATGGGAAACGCCGATCCCTTGACGGCCTGATCGTCGGTGAGGATCTCGGTCCTGGCCATCGAGATTATTTCCCGCCGGAGAGCCGACTACGGGTCCGCTGGTCGTGTTCGCGGTCCTTACGGCTGGCGAATGACCGCGGGAGCTCCGGCTGGTTGTCTTTGGCTTTGACCTCGGGGGCGGGCTCCGCGGCCGGCGCCTGGGGCGCCGGCCCTTCGATGGTGCAACCCATCGCCTGGAGCTTCCGGACGGCCTCGGGATCCGTGGTCGATCCCATCCCGCCATAAAAATCAACGCCCCCCAAAAATCCCCTGTATCCGGGATCCGGGTGTCTCAGAATGACGACGTTTCGCATTTTTGACGCTTCCTTTCCCGCCCGAATTAAATCTCGGGCGTGGTGACGAGGACCTCGTACGTGATCGAGTCCGCGTCGGCGTGGGTGGATTTGTACCGGACGTATTTCTTCGCCGCCCGGAACGGCTGCTCGAAAATCCCGGCCGCGGTGATGGCCGGGAAGGTGGCAACCGTCGCATACGTGGAATCGTCGTCGCTCTCCTGGATCTCCACGACGATGCTCGGCGTGGCGGCGACGGCGGTCACCCGGACCACCGCCTTGACCAGGCTCGTCGGCCCGATCGCCTTGCCGACGCCCTCGATGGACGCCGTCCCAGCGGCTAGGGCCCTGAGGATGAGCTCCTCGTCCTTGATGATGGTGCTTTGTTCGTGGCTCATGATGTGTCCTTTCCCGGGATTAAACGATCCCGGCCGTTTTCTTCACGCCCACGAGCCGGGCCGCGCAGCGGGGGTGGAACATGGCCATGCCGATCAGCCATTCCAGCCGGTAACGGTAGACGGGCTTGGAGTCGATTTCGCCCAGGTCGACGCCCTCGGGGGCGCCGTTCTGTAGACCGCACACGGCCGAGTCGATCCCGAACTTGAACGCATAGGCCGAAGCGCAGATGCCCGAGTCGGTTCCGCAGGTCTCGTCGAAGTCGAGGATGACGTTGCCATTGTTGTCTTTGTCCACGATGCCGATGGGGATCCCGTTGAACAGGCGCACCCGGTCGCCCCATTGGCTGCGGTCGACGGTGATGATGTTGGAGCCCTCGTAGAGGTTGTCCACCTGGCGATCGAACGCCTTTCCCCAGACGAGCAGGTCCGGCTTCTCGTCCAGAGCATCGATCAGCTGCAGGAGGTGGTTTTTCTTGAGGGTCGCGCCGGCGGTTCCGGACCCGTCGGCGTAGATGACCTGGTTTCCGGTTAGCCGCTTGTTGATCCCGTCGAACCCCTCGGGGTCGGCCGCTTCGTCGCCGTCGAAAAACTCCTTGGTGAAACGAAGCGCCTGGGTCTTGGCCTGCATCCGGATGTCGGCCGTCCGGCGGCCGGGGCCGTACATTTTGACTAAGGCCTTGTCCGTGTCCATGTCACCACCCATGATTTTGATTTTCTCGGTCTTGGGCAGGAGGACGCCGACGCTCTCGGAGTAGGCCTTGTTGATCCCGCGGAATCCGATCCCGGGGAGGGTGTGCTCCTGGTTGTAAGCCAGGGCGTTTCCGACGATGTCCTTGAAGGGAAGGGCATCCATGATGACGGATGTCCGTGCGAAGATTTCAATGATTCCACTCAGGATGGGGTCCTGGGTACCCTTGGCGTATTCGATCAGAGTATGGGGCACGTTGCCTTTCCTTTCGGGATTCGAGTGTTATTTCTTCCTCATGGAAGCTTCGAATCCCCTTGTGATGCGGGCTTCGGGACTCTCGCTCTCCAGGTTGGGGTTGAAGAGCTTGTCCTTGAGTTTCGGAGGAGGGGCTCCAGGCGGAGGCATAGGCGTTCTGTCGTCGGCGGCCGTGAACAGATAGGGCTTGCTCTTCTTGAGCGCCTCGATCGCCTCGGCCGCGCCGGTCACGACGAAGTTCTCGTCGGCCTTGACCGCGCTGCGGTCGGCCAGGGCGACGTCGTCACTGTTGATGATTCCGGCCTTGAGGGCCTCGGTCTTCAACTCGTTGACGATGGCCCGTTCGGAGAACCGCTTTGCCAGCTCTACCTTTTCGCCCTTCTCCTTCTCCGCGAGGTCCTTGAATTTGCCCTGGTCCTCGAGAGCTTTTTTCTCGTCGTCCTGTCGCTTCTTTTCCAGGGCTTCGAGCTTCTCGCGGTAGGTTTTCGCCTCCGCGTTCGCGGACCGCTTTGTTTTAAGCAATTCCGCGATCGCGTCTGGATCTTTCATCAGCTCGGCGATTTTGGGATCGATTCCGTAGCCCTGCTTGGGCTCGGTGGTCCCGGCGGTCGGTGATCCCGTCTTGGGATCGGGTTCGTTCGGCATCATGCCCTCCGTAGATTCCCGGGGGCAGCTGTGAGACAATAAAAAAGGCCCGTTAACGATCGGTCGCCTCGCTCGCTCACTACTGCCTCCGGTCGGGGCTGGGGGGCCGCTGCAACGGCCCCTCTTTCCCGTTTATCTGATCCGCTGTCTAGCGGTTATCAGTCGATCCTTGGGTCTCCCCTCAGAGGAGATCCGCGAACAATTTCCAAGATCCTGTCGTCATAGTGTCGCTTGACCGCCAGCTGGAGCTGCGCATCTGTGATGCCCATGAACTCCCGCTTTGGGATGCCAGCATGCTTTTCGGTTTTGCTCGTTCCTTCGTTTTGATAGGCGGCCAAAACTTCGGCGCTGATCTTCCCGCCTGGCTCGGCATTAGGCTCGACGTAGACCCGGCCATGATTCGGAGAGACGACATTCGTTTTGATCGCGTCGAGCATCGTCCCAGATACCCGCAGGTCCGGTTTCATGGTGCCTTTCTTTTTTGCGTAGGACTCCGAATACGGATTGAAATTATGGCTCTTGTAGTCCTTGCCGGCCGCCGTCCGCTCCAGGATTCGGGCATGGACGTCCGACAAGATTCCCTCCATCGGTTCGGGAGAATTGAGCAGCTCTCGGACTTCGCGCAGACAGCCGATCGTCTCGTTGAACCCGGCGACCCGGACAGATTTTTGCATCCGCGCTATACCTCCGCCATCAGCCGGCGCAAATACGCGATGGCTGTCTCATATGTCATCAGGTGAACCTCTTTGGGGAGAGTCCCGCGTCCCGCCTTATGCCAGGCATCGATTATTTCTCGGAGACTCGTTTCCTTCGGCCCTAATTCGATCACCTTCCTGATGTTCGGATCTTCTCCACGGAGCTGTTCTTGTCCGAATAAGGGCTCGGGGATTTCGATGCCCGCCGGAACCATGAGACAGTGGCAATCGTCCTCACAGTACCTGCCGGCGGAGCCCGGGAGGCCATATTCCGAGTCCTTCCATTCGTCGATGGTCATAGGCTCCTGTTCGCTTGCCTCAATGCATTTCGGACAGGGATTGGAACTGAGAATCGCGTTCCTGTAGCGCATCTCGCCGGCGGTCATTTGCGCTTCAGCTCCTCGATGTACGCTTGGGTGTGAACCCGGTTGACCAGGCCGGCCACTTCCCGCTTGATGGCCTTCCGAAGCGCCTCCCGCTCCAAGGCCCAACGGCTGGTGGGATTCGTCCGCATTTCCCGAAGCGCCGCTTTCGAGAGCCCGGCGATTTGGTTCTCAACGATGAAAACCTTCATCCGATCGACCCATTGATCGAGGACAAGGCCCGCCTTCGCACGAAATAGGCCCAGGGCGGCGTTCGCTTTCATTGCCCGACCCCCTTCACCAGCTTGGCCAGCCGAACGCCCAGGGCGGCCGATTCCTTGAGTTCTGGGGCGATGTCGTCCAGGATCGCGGCCACGAGCTCGCGGACGTAGATGTCTCCGTCTTTTCCTAGGAGCCGCTCCTCGTCGAGAAGCAGCACCCGGAGCCCCGCCTTCTCCGCGGCGGAGATCTCGAGCTCCTGCGTCCGCCGTACGTTCCCACGAATGGTCATTCCTCGTCCTCGCTATCCTCGTTGTCTTCGTTGCGGCCGAATCCTCTGCGCCCCCTCGCCCTCTTTTTGCCGTCCTCGTCCTGGTTGGCCATGATGAAATTCAAGGCCTCGTCCAGCGTCGGGTGCTGCTGGCGGAGTTTGGCCAGTTTTTCGAGGTTCTTGATAATCGTCTGCTCCGCCTCCGTATCGTCCTCCACGTCAGGGTTGAAATGCCGATAGAAGGCGCCCAACGAGATGATCCCCGCCCTGAGCTCTTCTCTCTTCTGCCTCAGGTCGGCGGCCGGTTCCTCGGGGTATTCGATCTCTCCGAACGTGATGCCGAATTCCGCATCTTCCGGCAGCTTGTCAGGGAGGTGGGCGTTGTTTACGATTCTGGTGATGTCGAACAGATCCTTCTCAGCATCCAGGTAGGTCGGGAGCTGCTCCTCCCGGGCCTCGAGCAGCGCCCTGTTTTTAATTTTCAGTGCCCGCCCCGACAGCTCAGATACCGATACCGTCCACTGGTCAGCCGAGATCCCGTAGTTGTTGATGATCGAATTGATCTGGAAGACCAGTGCGTCTTGGAGCTGCTTAAGGTTCGCCTGGATGTCCAGGACTCCAACCTCGGCATGGTCGCCTCGCACGACGAGAGCGGTAGAGATATCCATCACCTGGTCGGAAGGCACGTCGCCCTCCGTTCTGATGTAGATCTGTTTGAAGCTGGCGGCCTTGAAGTAATAGTCGAACATCGACATTTTCACGCCGATCAGGATGGTGGAATTGTAAAGGTCGTTTCCGGTGTCCTGATCCCAGAACGACCCGTCCGGGTCATTCCGATGGATGACGACGAACGGCATCACCGGCTGGCCCTCGGCATCCCGGTAGGGGTAATTCTCCGGCGTATAGATGGGCTGTCGTTCGACAAAATTCTTATCGAGGATGCTGTGAGTGCCCTGGTCGTCCCAGTAATAATATCGGGGCTCTGTCTCCCCGGGAGTGTTGGCCAGATCAACCCTATACACGATCGCCCGGGCACGGGTCGGATCATCCTCGTCCTGGACAACGGTCACGAGGTTCGGCGTCAGTACGTCATAGACGATCTTTCCCCCGCGAACCGTCACAAAAATCATGGTCTCGTTCTCAAGATTGGTGTATCGGTTCGCCTTTTTCATTTTCTGGCCGATCTTCGTTTCGGCCAGGATCTGCGTATACCGATCGGACTCAATCTCTTCGCCGGCGGCCGAAAAGAGCCCCCTCTGCGCGGGCGCCTTGTAGACCATCGAGATCTCATTTACCACCCGCTTGAGAATGTTCTGGCTAGGATTCACGTGATAGCGGAGCCGACGGTAGTTGTCGGGGTGGTATTCTTTTTTCATCGCCGCGAGGATGAGGTCCTCGTAGTCGTCCTTGTACAGATTTAGCTTGTTCAGGGCTGCCGCTTGGCGTTCCTGGTCGGCGTTCCATTTCGCTTCGAGGAGCGACCGCTTCACCATCGCGGCGCCGGTGGATCTGAATAGCATCAGGCAACCCCCACGACGTCTTTCTTCACGGGAAAGCAAACAAGGAAAAAATACCTGAGGGCGTCGATCCAATGATCCGAGACGCCGTCCTTGAGCGGTATCTCCGAGGCGATGTCACCCTTGGGATCCGGGTAGCGGTACATCTCGAGAGCAGAGATCAACCGGCTGCATTTCGGGGAGATGTGAAGCTTTCCATTCCGGAGCCATTTCCGGATCTGGTTGACCCCGTCCTGAATGACGCCGGGGTAGTTTTTTCGGTAACGAACGGCCGTGTAGCCGTACCTGACCCGGAGCTCTTGGACGCTGGATGTCCCCACGGCCTCGTTCCGGGAGTCGCCGGCGGGGTCGCAGGCAATAATGGGCTTGGCCTCTGGGACCATCTTGTCGGCCCGCTCCGCGACCTTCAGGATCGGAGTCTCCCGGGCCTCGAGCTCGTCGAAAACCCAAACGTTCTCTTTGTCGTCGACGTTGATAAACAGCGTCACCAAGGGAGCGGACCAACCAAAATCCATCCCCCGCCAGTACGTCATCGAGGACGAATAGGGGAACGGTTTTTCCGTGACGTGTACGGGATTCTTCCGATCAAAATCCGCGAACACCCGGCCCCCGAAAGTTTCGAAGGACGCCTCGAATTCCTGCCGATAGACCCGGGGATCCATATCCCGGCGGGCTCGCTCGAGCTCCTCGGCCGGAATCGTGCCGGCCTCCGCCGTGATGACATGGTAGGATTTCCACTCCTCCGGATCCTCGATCTCGTTCTGGTATAGGGAATGGAAATAGTTGTAGCCCTTGGGGGTTCCGATCAACATCGCCCGGGCGTGATGGTCGGCCAGCGCCGGCCGGAGGACCTCCTCCCAGGTGGCCCGGGCATCGTTCATACTCTCGATCTCGTCGCCGACCAGCCCCCCGAGGCCGCGGCCGCGTAGGGAGTCCTGGTTCTCGGCGCCCTTTAGGTGGATCGAGGATCCGGTGATGAAATCGATCCGAAGATCGCTCTCGTAGATCCTACGGATGAACTTCTCGATGATGAATTCGGCCAGGAAGTGCTTTAACGTCGGCCAGGCGATATCCTTGGCCATTCCGTAGGTCGGCGCAACATACCATTGCGGGAGCCCGGGAATGGTGATTGCGCCTTCGATCAGTCGGTCGCAGGCTAGGAATGTTTTTCCGGAGCGCCGGCCGGCGGCGATGACGATAAACCGGTGAAGATCCGCCTTGACCTTGAGCTGCCAGGGTAGAAGCCGGTAAGGGAGCCGAAGCTTCTTGATGATGTAGTCGGCCTCGGCGGACGGAGGCGGACACATGGCTCCCCCGTGGAAGCTCACCCGTGCCGCCGCCGCCATTTGAATCATGTTTTAGGCGATCGTCGCCCCGTTGTTCCCGATGATGTGCCAAGCCCCGTTCGTGAAGATGAGCTGGACCGAGTCTCCGACGTCATTGAAGGTCACGGTGGAGTAACCCGCCTTGTGAGCAGGCGTCAGCGTTCCATCCCCGCCGTCGGTTTTCATGACGATGATTTTGATTTGCCCCTCCACTCCATCGGCCAGGGTCAAGGCGTCGGCTCCGGTCGTGACGATCCAGGTGATCGAGGTCGTAACATTAACCTCGCCGGCCCCTGAAAGCGTCTGGGGAGTACCAGAAAAATAAAGGGCTGAGGCAATCGAAACCGGATCAGCGAAGGTAAACCCGGCCGTCCCGTCGGAAGTGCTGTCGAATGTTACTCCCGCGGCGTCGGCTTGGGTGATCGTGTAATAGGCCGCCGCATCATAGGCGTGCTTGACCACTCCACCCGAAAGGACCAGGTTCCCGCTCGAATTCGTTGAAAGCGAGAACGAGACGCCATGCGTGTAGGTGAGGGTCAGGCCATTCGATGTCCCCGTCGATTCGATGGCGTTGTCCGTCACGAACACGCCGGAATTGGCCCAATACCGATTCGCGTTGAACGAGAGATGCTTCCCGGGGACCTGGGCGAAACTCAGGCCGCAGAAGAGCATCAACCCGATAATGGCGATGATGCAGAATATTTTCCTTTTCATGGTGACCTCCTTGGTCATTTGCTTTTTTCGCCGGCCGGATGGGCCGGGTCTTCGTAGACGATCTGGTAATAGATCGGCTTGTCGCTGGATTCGCCCGCATGCTTATCTGTCTGTTCCAGCTCATTCTTTCCAAGCCAGATCATCATGGGGATATCTCCGGCAAGCGCCGATATCGTCTGTACATTTCTTAACGCGGCCTTCCGCTCTGCTCTCTTTTTGTTCAAAATCCGCGAATAATTTTTTTTCAGGGTGGCGTCATCGCAACCGAGGACATGGGCGATTTCACTGTTTTTGCAGCCGTCGAAGGCCATTTGCCCGATTCGTTCTTCGTCGAGTGAACGATGAGGGCGACCGGCCCCGGGCTTATTCTTACGAGTCGCTTTCTTCATCGCCAAATTCCGAGGTTGACTTCCTTTTGCGGGTCTTGGAGCCGGTTCAGGAGGTCCATTGTTTCGTCCGATGGATTATCGATTTCGAACGTGAGCGAGACGCCCTTGTCGCCGGAGCGCAAAGCCTTGCTGTTGATCCGGCGAAAAACGGCCGTGAGGTTGACCGCAAGTTTGCGCTTGATCACCGGATCACCTTGAGGATTATGGCCGTGATCACGGGGACCGCCCCGCCAAGGAATCCGAGGATGGCCGAGGTCATAGCGACGCGGATTCGGTTCTCCGTGAGCTGCTCCATGATTCGGTCAAGCTTGTCATTCATGTCCTGTTGGCATTCCCAGAGCCGGTCGAGCTCACGTTTCACGTCGTCGTCCATGTCACTTCCCCTGGGTCACGAGTTGAATAACGAGTACGGCGGCGATACCAACGACCGCGCCGGCAACGAATGATTTGGTCTGTCGACCGGCAATGGATCGGGCTAGGTGCGTATATGCGAGCCGGTCAGCGTCCCATGCGGCTAGAGCTCGATCCAGGGCTCCCCGCGTGATGGTCAGCCGGGAGGCGATGGCGGCCGTCTCTCGCTCCGACGCGTCAACAGCGAGCCGGAGGTTGGAGGAGACGACCGTCTCCGCCTGATACCGGGCCTGCCAGGCCTCGCCGGTCAGCAGATGGTTGAGCACCGCTTCGGCTCCGGCGCGGGTGCAGATGTAGAGCCCCCCTGCGTTCGGGACAATCGAGCCCGTCCCGATGCGCTGATTAATGTGACCGGACAGGTCATCGGGCGACAGGGGGGCGGTCAGCGCCTGTAATTGTTGGAGGTCTGATTGGATGACGGCGTGTTTTTTTTCAGCGACAGCGGCGGCTTCGAGCGCGTGTTTTTTTTCGGCTTCGGCGGCGGCCTGCTGTTTTCTGAGAGCGGTCAGCTCCGCATCTGATCGGACGCGGTAGGACTGATATTCCCGGGTCAGGGCATCGGCAGCTCCGCGCCATCGGAGGGCGGACCGTCGCTCCGCTTGACCGTAGAGGATCAACCCCGTGACGACAACGGCCAACGCGGCGGCCGCGATGACCAGGGCGGACTTGATCTTGGGGGTCATTTGGGCGACTCCGTTTCGAGCCGTACGTCCGGGCGTGTCCAGACGGGCGGGTCGAATGCGGCCGGTGCCGTGCGCGTCGTTACCATCGCATCCCCTCGATGAAGGCCGCCGTCGGACGAGGGCGCACGAGGTACGCCGTGTCCACGTGGACCAGGTTCTGCCCCGCGTTCAGGTACCGACGCCAGCCGATCCGCAACTTCGGCCAAACCGTGACGGCAACATTTTTCAGGTCAATCAATTCGTGCGGGCCGCTCACGGCAAGATCAAAGGCCAGGCCGTAGAGATGTGCGGAGTGTTCCTCCCCGGCGACGGCGTGGTTATGGTTGATACACCGATACCCAGACGTGATGGTGATGGGCCGCCCCCAGGCCATGCGGATCGTCGCAAAGGCCGCGAACAATTCCCGGAACGGCTCGATGATGCTGTCCGCGTCGTAGTCGAACGGGAGCTGTCCACAGCAAGAACAGGCAAACTCGGAGCGGAGAATATACGGGGAGATAAAGTGCGGGGAGGCGCTCATGCCCACGCCCCCCCGCGAAAGGAGAAAAAGGAGGAACCGCGTCCGCTCACGTCCCCATGATAAGGGACGTATCAGCGACGAAGGCGCTATCAGTAGGGGCTACGGGCGGGAGGCGGAAGGATTTGTCCCCTTGACATGATTTCTGGATTGAGATTTTTCGATTTCGGCGGCAACGTCGATGATTTTCACTTGTCCGCGCTTGACGGCCATGAGTCGATATCTGTTTCCGCAATCATAGAACACTTCGAAGCCCTGCCGGGACAGGCGCATGGTGATCCTGTCCCGGGTCTTGCGGAGGCGCTGCTTGATGGCGGGTTCGCTCATGCTCAATTCCCATCATCCCCGGGCCCGGCGTTTGCGACATGCGGACCCCGGGCATAATGCCCGCGGGCGTATTCTTCGATGTTGTCCTGGGACAGGTGGGCGGAACGATGGGTCTGGCAGCAGTACCGGACATATGGGTTCGTGGTCTTGAATTTCTTGTGACAGAACCGACATTCGAAGGTATGGATCTTCACCCGGCCGGTCGCGATGTCTGCTTTTTCCTTGCGGCGGGCCTCGGCTCTTGGTGATATGGCGTTGTAGGATCGGCGGCGGGGTTGATGGTCGGCCAAATAATCATGGGCAAGATCGCTCATATCACGCCTCCGAACATCCGCCGGGCGAGGCGGCGGGTTTAATTATCACGGGAATAACGTGGTGGAAAACTCCCGTTTCACACTCAAGTTCCGTTGCCATTTCCTCGGCCTCGGCCCTATCGTCAAATACCTCTTTCAGGGAGTGCGTCTCGGAAACAACCGCCCATCTCCGCCATTTGACGCCGGTAATTAATTCGACTTGTTCGCCCATGTTTCATTCCTCCTTCCTTGGGAGCGGGGCCGTCTGTTCCCGACCCCGCCCCCGTGCTTCCATCCTTCGTTCGCTTCCCGTGGAGAGTCGCCCGGTTAGGCGGGCTTCTTCGGAACGGTAAGGTGATACAATCCCGTGGCTTCTCCGAACACGATCAGGCCGTACAGGACCAGGGCCGCAACCGTGAACACGTGAAGCGTGACGAGAATGTACGCCGTGGCTCCGAGCGAGAGAACGGCGGCCAGGAGCATGGCTTGCCAGCCGCCCTCGATCTTGAGCCATTTCTTGACGGCCTGGACGATGGCCGTGACGACCCCGCCGCTGATAACGGCCAGGATCGCGGAGAGAACATTTTGATCTACCGTCATGGGCAGACCTCCTATGATTTATTGGTCTCCCGGTTGCCCGGTGAGATTGCGTGCGCGGGTATCCATGATTCATAAAGGCACTCATCTTTGGCCGCTATCGACGCTTCAAGCGCCGACATGTGGCACTCGTGACATATCAGCTCAATTGATCTGTCCGTATACGGTACGGGATTCGTCGTCCCGCAACGATTGCACTTCACTGCCCGCCTCCATATCCTATTTCGATTTCCGTCCGGGGCGTGAGCGAGTATCGCTTGCTTACCTTGATATCGGACACGAGCGAATCATCGCGCCATGCGACCCCATTTAATGAGTCGATCTGTTTTGCGATATTATCCGCGTCCGGCTTTTTCGTATGCGGAACGCGCTCCGGGTCAACGTCCTTTCCCTTTGGCCGAAAGCACTTGGGCGGCTGAAAGTATGCCGTGATCGAAACCGATATCGGGCCTTCGTCAATGGGAACGAAGTCGGGATATTTGCCGACGAAAGACAGGCGCATGAGATTAGCGTGTGACGCGCTTTTCTCCGGCGTGAAGGCGCGGACCTTGCCGCGATTGAGGACGACGCGGGCGCGGGCCTTGCCGACGGGCGGGCCGGGCACGATGAAGCGCAGGACGGCGGGCGCGGTCATGTCCGGGCCTCCGAAAATAAAGGGGGCGACGCCGCAACATCGTTGCCCCAGGCGTCCCAACCCTCGCGCTTTTGCCTGGCAAACATTTCAAGGTATGGCGGTGGAGATACCTTTTCGATTATCGAATAAAAAATGTTTGGCTTTTTAGAGTGTATGCTTTTCCTGCCATAGAACGCCCCGGACGCCTGGGCCACGCCGATACCATTACACGTAACCTTGAATTGCGTTTTTCCCTTTGTGGCAAAGAGGCAAATTTCCGTAGCCCCTCGGAAATATTGGCCAATACCAATCGAATTTTTTATCCAAGTAATTACTGTTTTGTAGTTAAATCCCCACGCCTCGATAACAGACAAGCCGTCGGGAAGATAATTATTTGTTACCCATAAATACAAGTGAGCATCATCTTCTGAAAGCGATCTTACGCGTTCGGACAATCCAATAATTTCACTTGTTTTCATTAGCGGATATTTCGGGGAACGAGACCCACCCGTCTCGTTCCAGGGAGGGTCTGCTAATATCGTCCTGTATCTCACGCCCCTGCTCCTTCCCTCGCGAATTATTTTCAATTAAACACCGCGAATCCAATTCCGAGCAAATCGGTACACCATTCCCCGTACTCGTCATGCCTTCCTCCGCTAGATACCCTCAGGTCGATACTTCCCCATATTTTCAATGCTAGTAAAAAAATGAAATAAACTATACATGCTGTTTTCATTTACCGCTCTCCTCCTTTGCGACCCGGACGGCCTCGATGGCCTCTTCGAGGGAGTCGCGGAAACTTGACGTCCCGACCTCCAGGTATTCCGCCGCCGCCCTCAGCAGATCATCGACGGCACACCGGCCGAAATCCGTTGACCGTCTCGAGTTCATCCGCCACCTGCACGATCCACAGGTTTTCATTTCTCCTCCTCCGTTTCGGCGATCCACTCGCCACCCACTACCTCGGGCAAGAATCCGTGGAACTGGAGGTCTGGGAATTGAAAGGCGTTAGCGTTATCCGGAAGGTAAACATCATCGGTTTTGTACATGTCCTCATATTTAATCCCGCTTTGGTCTAGCAATCCCCTGCGAAATATTAAGCGCAACCTATAGCGTTTCATTTCGCGTCCTCCGTTTCGGCAATGACCCAGCGGACCATATCAGCAATCATTTCGTCGCTCTCCCCCCACGTCATGGGGTCGTCCAATTTTTCCGGACACGGCCCCCGGTCCCACTGGACCTGAGCGGCCTGTAGCGCCGCCCTTAGCCACTTGACCTTCATCCGCTCCACGTCCAGGGCCGCCCTGAGATGTGCGATCTCCGTGATTATTGCTTTCATGATTTCCCCCTTACATTTCCGGCCGCATTGAGACCGGGATGACGCCGTGTTCGATCATGTCCAACCGCCGCGCCGCCGCCGCCGATAGGTCAAGCCCCCGCCCCAGCCGAACAGCTGGACCGCGGTCCGTGATCGTGACTCGCACGCTCCGCCCATTTCGAAGACTCGTCACTCTCCACGCACTCCCAAATGGCAACCACGGTGATGCGGCCGTGAGTTCGTCCGGGTCGAATGGGACGCCAGAGGCCATGAGTTTTCCCCGGTGCGTTTCGCCGTAGTACGATGCCAGCGTCCGGAACGTGACCGCGTCCTCAAGCCAAATCAGGCGGTCCGCTAGCCGGCAAATCTCCTCGCCGTTGATCTGGATGTCCGCCTCCAGCTCCGCCCGCTCGTGGAGTAGGGCCATGTTATCGCCGACCTGAACGCCCAATGCGAAACAGAGGACGACCAGGAACGCGGACAGGACGACCAGGCCGATCCTGTAGAGGGAGCGTTCGTCGGTTATCATCGGAGCCCCCCGCGAACCAGGAAGTCGTCGTCATCGTGTCTCATCGCTTTCCCCTCCTCTGATTTTCGCTCCCCGCCTGTCGCACTCGTAGAGCACGGTACCCCGACGGTACCCCGGCGGAACGCGCAGCATGGCGCGGGCGTTATCCCACAGCTCGGCGCGGGCGTTACCCCACAGCTCGGCGCTGGCGTTACCCCTCAGCTCGGCGCTGGCGTTACCCCACAGCACGGCGCGGGCGTTATCCCACAGCTCG